GATTATTCAAGTTCCTTATTCAACTAGATCTCAGCTTCATCAAGATAATGCAGCTAGACGAAGGAAAGAGATCGAAGACCAATTAGTTAATAATCCATATGGTATTGCTTACATGGACATTAACGAAAAGTTAATTCAGTTGAGTAAGCCTCTTGAGTCAAATCTCCTCGAACATATCAAGTATTTGATGGAGACTTACAAGAATCAACTTGGTATCACTGATGCTGTTCTTAATGGAACTGCGAATGAATCAGAGATGAACAATTACATTAGACGTACAGTTGAACCTATTTGTGCAGCTATATGTGATGAGATGAAACGTAAGTGGCTCACACAGACTGCTCGTACAAAAGGGCATTCTATAGTCTACTACTCTGATCCATTCAAGCTTATTCCTCTTACTGACATTGCTAAGTTTGCAGATGTATTGTCTAGAAATGAGATCATGACATCTAATGAACTTAGACAGAAGATGGGTATGCCTCCTTCAGATGATCCAAGGGCTGATGAGTTAAATAATGCTAATATGCCGGACAATCCTGAAGAAGTTCAAAATGAGGTAGAAGTTGACGAGCAGATAACTGAAGAAACTACACCAGAACAAGAACCTGATAGTGGCGAATCAGAAGAAGTCTATTTCGACCCTAAGAACCCTGGCGCTACGGCTCCTAGTGGAACTAATTCATTCTCTTTATTTGGTAAAGGTAATGACGAACAGACTCAGGAAAGACCTGCATTTAGTTTATTTAAATAAAATATTACGAGAGGAGAAAACCAATGAAGGACTACGATTTTAGTGGTTGGGCAACCAAAAACGACATTCTTTGCGATGATGGTAGAATTATTAAACAGAATGCGTTTAAGGATTGCGACGGTGCTACTGTCCCGTTAGTATACAATCACGATCACAAAGATATCGGGAATGTTCTTGGCCATTGTGTTTTAGAGAATCGTGATGATGGTGTATACTGTTATGGTTATATAGATAAAGATTCAACGGCTGGTAAAAATGCTTTGAGTCTTATCAAGAATGGCAGTATGAAGTCTCTCTCGATTTATGCTAACAAACTCAAGGAAGTTGGCCATAATGTTATTCACGGTATCATTCGTGAGGTTTCACTGGTTCTTGCTGGCGCAAATAGCGGTGCTGTAATCGATACAGTATTAGCTCATGGTGTTGATGCTAGCGATGACGGTGATGCTGTAATTATATACGCGGGTGAAGAGAATCCGATCTGCCATAGCACGACCGACGACTCCGGATCTGATGAATTCAATCTTGATGCTGCAATTGATTCGATGACAGAAGATCAGAAGAAGGCAATGTTGATTATGGCTTCTATGATGGCTGAAGATATAGCCAAGGATAATGTTTCTCACTCTTCGAAAGATGACAATGAGGAAGACGATGAAGATGATGATGAGGATGACGACGATGAGGAAGATTCCGATTTAGAGCATTCAAAGGATTCCGCAAAAGATGAAGATGAGAAAAAGAAATCATGTTCGCACTCTTCAGATGAAGAAGAGTTAAGTCACGCTTCTGAGTCCAAAGATGATAAGGACGAAGACGATGATGACGATGAAGATGATGAAGACGACATTGACCTCGAGGATGACGACGAAGACGACGATGAAGATGAGGAAGAGTCTGAAGAGGAGCCCGAGGGAAAAGAAACAAACACAAAAAATCAAAATGACAAGGAGAAAAAAGAAATGAAGCACAATTTATTTGAAAACGAAGCTCAGGGCGATGTTCTTATTCACAGCGCAGAGGCTTGTGCAGAAATGATGGCAGATGCCGTTAAGTTTGGTTCACTTAAGGATTCAGTAATGGCTCATTCAGCAGATTATGGTATCGATAATATCGATCTTCTGTTCCCGAATGCAAAGAATTACACCACACAGCCCGAGTTCATCAAGAGAAGAACTGAGTGGGTTAATGAGGTTCTTACTGGTGTTCGCCAGTCACCTTTCAGCCGTGTTAAGACTATCTTCGCTGACATCACCGAGGATGAGGCTAGAGCTAAGGGTTACATCAAGGGTAACCGTAAGGCAGAGGAAGTATTCACTCTGTTAAAAAGAGAGACTACTCCTACTACCGTTTACAAGAAGCAGAGAATCGATCGTGATGATATCATCGATATTACTGATTTCTCAGTTATCGAGTACATCAAGCAGGAAATGAGAATCATGTATGATGAGGAATGCGCTCGTGCAATCCTTGTTGGTGATGGACGTAATCCTCTTAGCCCTGATAAGATCAAGGAAGCTAACATCAGACCTATCTGGACAGATGATGACCTCTTCACAATCAAGAGATCAATCGCTGTTACCACAGCTACAACTGATTCTAACCGTGCTAAGGCATTTATCAAGAACCTTGTTAAGGCTCGTAAGCTTTACAGAGGTTCAGGTAACCCTACACTGTTTATCCAGGAAGATCTGCTTGCTGACATGCTTCTTATCGAAGAGACCAGCAATGGTATCGACACCGGCCGTCTGATCTATGATTCTATCGATAAGCTTAAGAATACTCTTCGTGTTAGCAAGATTGTTGAGGTTCCTGTATTCGATGGCCTCTACAGAATAGACAATGGCGATACAAAGTACCTTGCAGCAATCCTTGTTAACCTTAACGACTACAGAACTGGTCGTGATAAGGGTGGCGAGCTCAGCTTCTTCGATGATTTCGATATCGACTTCAACCAGCAGAAGTACCTTATGGAGTCAAGATTCTCAGGCGCTCTTGTTGTACCTTATTCAGCAATCGCATTCGAGTTTGTTTACAATCTTACTCTTGATGTACAGGCTAAGGACACCACAGCTGTTGTACTTGGCAAGCAGGTATCTGAGCTTCAGGAGAACGTATATGTTAATGATAACTCTGTACAGGGTATCCTTAACTATGTTACCGGTTATACTCAGTTCTCAGGCAATCCTGAGGAGCAGGAAGGACATTACCTTGCACTTCAGTTTGAGGCTTCTGAGGGCGCTGTTGTTAAGATCCAGACTATCGGTGGACTTAATGATGAGAAAGTCGTAACTCTTGATCAGGACATGGATGCTGTTATCTATGTTAAGTCAACCAAGGAGAAGCTTAGAATTACTTGCGAGCTTAATGGCGATGTTCTTCAGAAGACTTTGACATTCAGCGGCCTTAAGCTTCTTGCTCAGTGATCAACTGACTGTCTAACTAGGGACTTGGCTTAATTGCTGGGTCCTTAGTTTTACAAAAAAAACACTTTACAAAGTAAACTGGACTACTCACGCTTATAATGCAAAGTGTTCATAATCAAAATGGAAGGAGGATGAGATATGAGGTATTGTGCTAAACTTGGTTTCAGAGATACTAAGGAAAAATTCGATGCTGACGGAAATCCTACAAGTATTTGGGTCGAAGTAATCACAGAACGTACTTACAAAGCTGATGTTATCAATAACACTTATCGTAATCAGCAACAGGAAAGTGTAAACGATAATTATGTTATAAATGTTAAGCTTAGTATGTTAGCTTGTGATGCATTTACCATATCTCATCTTAATTCTATCATTTACTGTGAATGGCTTGGACATAAATGGAAGGTAACTTCTGTAGATATTCAAAGACCTAGACTCATAGTAACATTGGGAGGTGATTACAATGAGGCCAAGAATGGATGTAGACCGGGTGTTTAGATCTTTATGCCCCAATGTATATTACCAGACACCCGAATCAATGAAGTTGAAGTATCCCTGCATAATTTATAGCAGGAGTACTATTAAAACTCAGAAAGCTGATAACAGATCATATGTTTTGAATGTAGCTTATGATGTAAGATATGTTACAAAAGATCCTGATGACCCTGTCGTTATTCAGTTAGCTGAGTTACCGTATTGTAGTCATGGTAAACATTATGTAAAAGATAATTTGCATCATGATACATACACAATTTACTAAAATAAAATAAGGAGGAAACAACCATGGCTAAACTTACATGGGATGCGGCAGCGGATCGTATATACGAGACTGGTGTCGACAGAGTAGTTCTCTTTCCTATGTCCGGTACAACTGTAGCAGGCGAAGAAACAGCTTATGATGCTGGTAAAGCTTGGAACGGTGTTACAGGTATTACAGAGTCACCTGAGGGTGCTGATGCAAATGATATCTACGCAGATAACATGAAGTACCTTTCTCTGATTTCTGTTGAAAACTGGAAGGCAACTATCAAGGCTTATACATGGCCTACAGAGTTTAACGCATGTCAGGGTGAAATCGAGTTCAACAATGGTACTGCTAGAGGATTATTCCTTGGTCAGCAGCCTCATATGAAGTTCGGTCTTGCTTGGAGGACAATCGTTGGTAATGCAGTTAAGGGTGATTCCTATGGTTATAAACTTCATGTTGCATATGGTTTGACAGCAGCACCTTCAGAGAAGGATCATGCAACTGTTAATGATTCACCTGAGGCAACAGAGTTCTCATGGGAGCTTAACTCAATTCCGGATGCATTCGTAACTACTACTGATCCTCGTACAGGTGATGTTCTTGCTCCTACTTCACATATCGTTGTAGACAGCACACAGAATCCTGACGGTTATGCAGCTCTTGAGGAGGCATTATTCGGAACGGCTAGTACTACAGCATATCTTCCTACACCTGACGAGTTAGCAGATATAGTAACAGTATAATGAAAGGAGAAAGACATGGCAGCTTTAACATGGGATGCTGATGGTGAGAGACTGTTTGAGACAGGTGTGGATCATGCAGTTCTTTACCTGATGAATGACGATGGCACATATGGCAATGGCATTGCATGGAATGGTATTACCGGTATTACCGAGTCACCTGAAGGTGCAGATGCTAATGACATTTATGC